GCGCAATACGCCAATTGCGGAAGGCTCAATCATGTAAGGATGAATGCCGTTCTTGTAAACTAACTTAATAAAAGTCGAGTTGTACACTAAAGACCATGTTAACGCGGTGGAAAACACTTGGTCGGCATTGGAATTGAGCCACTCATCATTAAGGGCTTGGGTTAATGACGGGCTTTTACGATGCTCTGCTGGGTGAACGGATGCGCCTAACGCGATGGAGAATCTGGTAGTTTCAGCTGAATATAAAAAACTGGTTAGCTGATCTAAATGCGGATGAATTTTATTGAAATACGCTGGCGGGGACTCTGGGTCATTGCCAAATAGATAAAAAGAACGCAGAGTCGTATAGTCTCCGCGTCTTTCTTCCCGTGACACCAAACACTTCTGAATGATGTCTAAGTAAAAATCCTCTCTACTCTCGCCTGTAGGTATTCTCATTTTTTGATCTGTAAGTTATCGGGGTCTCTCATTGTAGCCCTAGGATCAGTCACAGGTCCTGTTTTAATACCAGCTTGGCTCGGTGTCAAGCCCACCGCTTCATCTCGCACGGGTTTAGCAAAACGACCAGTTAAAACGGATTGCAAATTCATGCCTTGGAATCCGCCGCCCCAGATGGCTGCATCGCCCGCACGCGCTTCTTTTGGCTGCTCGACAGGGGGAATTGGTTTACTGAGTTTGTCTTTGTTAACGCCTTTTTTGCGGGTGGCGTATTTTTCGGCTTCTGCATACTCTTTTTCGGTGAACTTGTTTTTACGCCTGAGGTAGCCGCTTTGGTTCTCGCCTTCACGGGTGGTTTTGATGTCGGACATATCGAACTCGATGGCAAGTTGCTTGGTGGATTTGTCGGTAAATGTGGTTTTCGCACTAATGAGATTAGGTGCTTGCAAAAATACGACCATAACTTCTTCATGGCAATCCTTCATTGGACATTGCGGTTTACGAGCTTCAAAGTATCCGTGCTTTGGACACTTGTAATCATTTAATACTGCCATTTCTATCCCCTTTCCAACTGTTCGTCAAGTGTTAAGCCAGAATAGTCATACTTAGGCTTGACTCCCAAGCTGACCTTAAACTGCCCGTTGACCAGCTGCAACCCCGTGGTTTTCTGCATAACTGGCTTTGCTTCTTTGCGATATTGCACAAAACGAGTCCGATCTTGGTTTTGCATAATGGCCACTTCCCCGTTAACCCATGCTTTGTAAGCTTTATCTACCCTACGCTGCACGGTTTCACTTAGTGGCTCTGTTTCATATAGGAATACATCACGCAAATACAAGTGAGAAACACCCGCCAATTCAGCAAATAATTTGATAGAGATACCCCGATTCTTGTCTTGAAAGAACCGCTTGATAATCCGTTTGAGTTCGGTCTTAGGGTAAACCCGTTTACTTTCCATATACTCCTATCCTTTTGAGATAGTCCGATACATTTCGACCAACTGTCAACTGCTCTGGAGTAAAGTCGTCTTGCGTCCTTGAGATCGTGCGGGTAATCTTTTGCGCAATCAAACGCGGTTGGACTTGTTCAGCAAAGGCAGCCGAGGCTAGGGCGCACGCAATAACGCGGTCATCTTTGTTGCGGCCAGACGCTTCGATCGAGCCGCCATCACGGATAGTGGTTTTCATTTCCTCAATGGTGTCCATATCCCAAATGTCCATCATGCCGCGCTCAAAGTAATCCTTCATGTAAGTGAGCATCCTCTCTTTGGTCGCTGCCGTAGTCATCCAGCCAATCGAGTTGGACACGCCACCCAAAGTGTCGTTTCTACGCCAAATGTAATTTTGCATATTGCCGTACACATCCAAGAGGTCTTTGCCTAAAGCGCTGCCCATCGCGCTTGCTTGACGCTTAAGGTTACGCAATTCATTGATGACGGCTTGTCCTGGCCCATTGATTTCTAAGTTCAATGTGGAGTTTTTGTACGCGCCCGCTAGGTGAGCAATGATCCAAGCAAACTGATAAGTGTTGAGTTCGGAAGTTGCAAATGAAGCCACTTGCTCCAATCCGTCTGCGTAGCACCGAAATACTTGTATGCAGAACCGATCAGCCCAATCAGAGCTTCCATAAGCGGGATCAGCACCAATAACATAATAAGCAGTATCCACAGGCTCTTCCCAAATCTTGAGCGTGGCAAGACGCTCGGTGGATTTAAGCACTTCGGTGTCTTGGAAGTTAACGCCAAAGCTGTAGCGATAAGAGTCGAAAGAACGCTTCTTGAGTCTTTTAACGGCATCTGTACACCTCGAATTAGAAAAAAAACTTGTTCCCGTCATCACAAAAGCGTAGTCTTCGGTAGGCGGGAACTCTTGATACATCAGGCTATCATCTTTCATGCCCTCACTCATTTTCCAACGCCACCACGCTAATTGACGGCTATTGATTTCAAAGTTGTACAGTTTTTTAACATCGCGCACCCATTCTTTTTCTTCGCCTGTCATACGGCCATCCCAATAGGTTTTATACACATTGCTGTTGGGATCAGCCATATATAGCTCGTTACGCCACCAGCCACAGAAGATGGCCTTTTGCGTTCTAGATCGTTTAGCGGTCACATACATATCGTGATACATATTGAAACCACGGGCAGTCGATTCAAAGATGTACAAGCGGTCTGGGTTGGTTTCGGCAAGAGAAGCTAAGAGGGAAGCGAGTCCTTCTTCGTCACCCCAGCTAGAGGTTTCCGTTCCGTGGAGAAAGGTAATACCCTTGCCGCGACCCAGACTTCCTTTGGCTCTAAGCCCAGCGACTTGATAAAAGAGACGGCTGCGGTTCTTGAGGGCAAGAGCATTGCGGTTGTGAGTAAGGATCGGGACTTTATACTTCTTGGGGAGACCGTCCATATACATGGAAAGAGTAGATCGGAACATATCTCGGTTTTCTTCCGTATCTGTTGTAAGTGTTCCTTGAAGTCCTGGGTTGAGGAAGTGCCAGTAGAGGTCAAGGGCAAGGGAGATTGTGGTGATTCCAAGTTGTCGTCCTTTCAATACTACAAAAAAATGGATGCCTTCTTCCAAACCTTTGGCAATTTCGTCCATGACATAGGTCTGAGTTCCCAGCAGATGATCCATGCGAACCAAGCCCTTCTCTTTGGTTTCAATTTGAAGGGTCTTACAAAATTCATAAAAATGGGCAAGATTAAATTTACTCATGCTTAATCCAAGGCAGTTTGCCATTGAAACGCCGCAGCATTTCAAAGTTACCCATGTCAAAGTACTCGCGTTTCACGCCACAAGTGCCGCCAAGGCGAAAGTTAAAGGTGTGCTGACCCGTAGCCTCAAACTTTGGAAAGACCTCTCTAGCGGCGTTATAGAAGTGCCTGTCAGCCTGTGGGTCTGGGCGGTTAAGAAGAATGGCAATTTGTTTTAAACAATCTGTGCGCATACCCCACATACACCAATCAACGAAATGGTGGCCAGGAGCATTCCATACGGCGGCCACTTCACCAAGCGCCTCGCAATTATCGTAAACCAAAAAATTACCGTCCTCATCATTGATCTTACGAAAAGAGTACGCCCAGTCATTCCCTTGCTCGATCTTCTCCATAATGGTCTGTACATGATTTTCCTCGTACCAATCGTCATCGTTGCAAAAGAAAGTGACATCCTCAGTAATCAGCTGGGGCGCGGCAGCCAACCAACGCTGGCCAGCATAGCCACGACCGCCAATCTTTCCGTCCCAATAACACACGCTGACATGAGCCTCGCGGTAACGGTCTTTGATGTTTTCAAAAGTATCAAAATCTTCATCACACAAAATGTAATGATGAATCATTCCCTCGTAATTTTGAGAATGAATGCTGGCAACGCACTTGTCCAACTCGTCCATGCGTCTGCCATTGGTCACAGTCACTACGGCTGCGGTTTTCATGAGTGTTTCTCCATGCGTTTTGTCTCAAAATCAGCTAAATCCCAGTACGCAACTTTCAGCCGCGCCTGATGGTTCTTTGCTAGAGCTATCAGCTGGTCATAGGTCATAGGACTATATTTTTCGCGCCATTCGGCCGCTAAGGCAATTTTTTGCCTCTTGGTGCGGCAAACGATCGCCTTGAGCATTTCAGTTTTGTAAAGCAAGCGCTCTGCGCGCAGCTTCTCAATGTCTGATATCTCCGTCATCTTGATCTATTAAACGATTAAGGCGGTCTATTTCTGCTTGGGCTTGCAAAAGGAGCTTTGCACTCTCGCCTTGAACGCGCATGACTTCGTGAAAGAGTTGCTCTTTGGTCATTTGCCAAATGCGGGTCATGTAAGACTTCTTGGCGTCATCGCCAGCCTTTTCAATTAAATCTAATACGCTTATTCCGTTCTCCATACTCTTACCCCGTTACCTTCCCGTCTTGCGACAAATTTGCGCTCATGGGTCTTACCCGCGCGATAGTTGTTGTTACACATGGTACGAATGTCCGTATCTTCCACGAAGAAGCTGTCACCTACATCCATGGTCTTGTAGGGGTAGCTATTGCGTTTCTTGATTTCTGGTGGCGGTACATTCTTTTCTATTGCTATACTCATATCGTCACTCCTTTGTTTAACCTAATAATACACAACATGATACACACATACAATGAATATCATCTAGGCGACCAACTCATTCATCTGCATTATTTGAGACAGGTCTGCAAGGAAAACCCGCACTTAGAGTTCACGCATTACTGTAACCCTCAGTATCACGCGCAGCTGCAGCCTCTTTGTGAAGATGTGCCGATCACCATAGCAGACTTAAGCATCCCGCCAGGCGCAGTCAATAGCTGGATAGGCTACAAAAACTTCTTTTACAACCACGGGGCTAGGCGCGATTGGGTGATGTTTCACCAAAGCTGGTTTGATTACCTCTCCGATCGGCTAGAAGTCGCTAACCCCATAGCTTGTAGGGAGGACTTTTTGTTCGACTATCCAAGGCTTAACCGATTCGATTACCCAGCGTATGACTACCTCATCATCAACTCGCCCCCCGCTTCTGGGCAGCTGCCTGATTACACCCCTCAATTCTTTGAAAACAGGGTGAAAAACTTGTTAAACGAGGGCAAAACTGTCGTAACAACCTATCCTACGGGGATGTGCCAATGCACTTTAGACTACGGACAGGATGTCACAGGCATAGGCGCGCTATCGAATATGGTCAAGCACATAGAGGCGATTGACACAGGGCCACTCTGGCCAACCTTCAATATCTTCAATAAAGACAAGGTGTTATCACGCACCATCTACGGAACTACCTCTGACCGCATAGACCTAGCTCCAAATACCGTGTGTAAGCAGCATCTCTAAAAACACGAATTTTTTTTGGGGGGAGCTGCGAGTGGGGCTCTGCCTTTCGGGTGTCCAGCCCATAATAAAAATCCAAACGATTATCTAGGATTATCAAAAGATAATCCGACCCATATTCCATATAATCTATTATGCGCGCGTATAAACATAATCCCGATAATGTCCCATTATATTATTGGCGTCCCCTATCGAGAATATATAAATATATTCTGCTCGGATAGTGTAGGTATATACTGATAATACCCTTATCATTTATTACCTATATATACGCTATATATATTACATACATAATAACTATTAAACGAATATACATATATACATATATAAACTATATAAAATAGATTATTACTATATATATATATAGACTATAGACAATCTATGTACGCTCGGCT